CCAAAGGCAGGAAGTTTATATTTAAGTCTAGCAGGGTCTTTCCTCAAGTTGCGTATAGAAGCAGAAATAGACGGCTCTCCGTAAAACTGTCCTGTTTTCTGCTTGATAGCATCTTGTAGTTCCCAAAATGTCCAATATCTGCCGTCACGCATACAGAAATAGACACAATCATCTAATGTCAGCTTACTCATACAACTTTCTTAGAGTAAATATCTATTAGCTTCTCAAACGCCTGTAAGTCTCTATCGTTCTCAGGCAAATCATTGTAGATGCGTTCTATCTCACTTGAGTTAGCTTTGAATACATCTATGCACTCTTGATCTTCAGGATTAGCTAGAACTTTACGCAAGCCACCTATGAAAGCATGAGTGTCAGGAAAGGTTGCATATGGGTGACCTTTTGCATTCTTAAGAACTAAAGATTCTTTAAGATCAGGCGCAGGTTGTTTGTTGTTTATGGCATTGTCTACCTCAAACCCACTTGCATACTCGCCACCACCGAGACCACAGCAAGCCAAAGCACGACCTATTGCACTGGTACAGCAGTTCTCAAGAGCAGAAGTCTTGTTAACCATGCCCTGCGATCTAAATTCTTCCGCATAGTCATTACCTATCTCACGCCATGTGCCGTCCACATAAACGCTTACAGTGGCTTGTACAACCACTCTTTCTAAGTCATTGTGGATAATCTTAGTCTGCACATTGGCATTACTACCAAAATGTTTTCTAAAGGTTTGCAACCGTTTGTCTACGGTTGTGTAGAGCTTACCTTTGATATTGGTTTTATCGCTATCAGCAAGGTTAGCTATTTCATTTATTGATTCAATCAATTTATCACTCATTTTATTCTCCATAGTTCTTTAGCAACCTGTATATCTGAGTCTGACCACATCCAGTGGGATAGGTCAGGATAGAACTGGTCAACCAAAGAGTTAACATCATTATTCTGTAGAAGGTTCATTATTGCTAACGAAGCCCTATACACCTCATCTAATCTCATGCTTATGTCGTCTATCTCAAATGTGATGACCTCTGATTTGGTCTTAGTCACATAGATATAATCAGCATACGCATGATCTTTTTCTAACGCAGTAGCATAAATTGCTAGTTGCCTTTGAACTGGTGGGAGTAATGCAGGTGGTTTCTTTGCAGAGGTTTTTATGTCTCTGATGCAATCCTCATACTCTAAATCTGTGTACCCTATAACTGATACTGGTAGCCCTACATCTATCTCTACTTTCTTTTGATAGCTAACAGGCTCGCCTAAGTGTTTATAGAAAGGCAATCCTATAGATAGATACTTCTCTATGTTGTTGTACTCTGTGTCTGCTTTCTCTTGATCAAACACCACGCCTTGACTCTGCTCGTAGCTCATAAGAGATTTAAACTCAGCCTGTGCATCTTCTATAGATGTCTTGTTGCCTATGGCATGGTCTATGACCGTACCTCTTAACATAGCAGGATTGGTAGGTGACTTATGTTTGGCTAAGTACCGAACAATAAACAGTGGTGGGTTTTGTATGAATAGGTTTATAGAACTGGCTGATAGGTGTTCAATCTCAAACTGTTCAAATGGATTATTTTTCATCTTTTAAATACCTCAATTTATGCTTTCAATAAATACGAAATGGAATTATAATCACATATTGGGTTTACCACAACCCTTAATTTAATATTAGGAGACAACCAATGAAGCTGAAAGATTTTTTGCAAGAGAACAACTACACTCAAAATAAATTTATAGAAGCTGTGCATGAAGAAACAGGACATAGATTTTCTCAGGGCGGTCTTGCTAAATACATCATTGGTGTTCGCATACCTAGAAAAAAAGAGATGGGAGTTATTCATAGTTTTACCAAAGGCGTAGTATCACCCAACGATTTTTACTTATAGACTCCAATCGTCTACCTCGTATTGTCTTTCTATGAAGATGCGTTTGTCCATGTCATAGAAGAACTTAACCTGTCCGATCTTACCGTATAAGTCCTGTTCTCTTATCTTGCGTGTAATTACGCTAGTGGAGTTGTCATCAAAGTCTCTGTGAATCGTTAGGACTGCATCAGACTGGTTGTGCCAATGTGCAGCTCCACTTATATCGTAAGCAGAAGGTGGCAGGTAAGAACCATCTTGAGACTTAGGTAGCTTTGTTGGATGGGCAACCACCCACATAGTTACCTCGTAGTTTCTAGCAAAGCGCTTACAGCTAGAGATAAAATCTCTTATGTGTTCATCCTCACGCTGATTGCCTTCTCGTTTTGCACTGACCTCATTGTAAGGGTCTATGACTATCCCATTGACTCCGTGTTTGTAAACACTGGATTTTGCTATGTCTATGATTAGGTCTATCTCAGGTACGGCATCTTTAGATTCAATAAAGAAGAAGTGTTTATCAATAAAGCCCATAGCTTCTACCAACTCTGATCTGCTCATGCGATTACCGAAGCCCTCATCAAATGCTTTCTGACAATACATCTGTGTCATCCTTCTGATGTGCATACTCGTTGAGTGTTCAGGAGAAAAGATTGCAAACTTCCAACCCTGATTCTTTGCTAGGTTCAGAAGTATCTGATCAAGTATTAAAGACTTACCATGATTGGGTATACCAGTAATCACATGGAAAGTACCAGTCATGATCTTGTAAATGTCATCCAGTGAACCCATGCCGATCTCTACAGGCTTCTCATAGTTACCCTCATACAGATCAATGAGTTGATCAAAGTAGTCATGACCTTTGTACAAGCCATTGATAGGATAGGGTATAGCATTGTCTATAAGTTCCTTGAGTTTGGTTGCACCGTGTTTCATTAGAACCTCATTGGCATCTTTGCATCCTTCAGGACACTTCACATACCAACAGCGATCTTTACCGAACCTATGTAGCAGTTCTTTGTGTAGTGATCTTCCTGCTGTGTCATTGTCAGTAAATATAATTATGTTCTTGGCAATGAGAGGTGAGTTATCTAAGGCTTTAAACCTTGCATCATTTGGGTCAAACTTTGCTTCTTTAGGCGCACCATCAGGAAGCGTTGTGCTGTTCGTTATGCCACTCTCAAACAAACTGATGCAATCCATCTCACCTTCGCAGAAAATGACGGTATCGCTTTTGTACACATTGTCATAGTTATATAAGATGCGTTTAGCGTTAGGTGATTGTCTAAACTGTTTATCAACTGTCCTGTATTTAACATTCACCAGTGAGCCGTGTTCATCAAAGTATTGAAATGCAATCCATGAGTTCTCGTTAAAGATTTTCATAGAGTCAACCGTTGATTTAGAAATGCCACGATCACCGAAGAACTTATACATGGAATTATCTGTAGACTTAGACTCAGGAACTACTGGTGTTTGATAGGTCTTTGGCTTAAAAGAATTAGACCCATCTCCTGACCCACCTCTAAATTCACAATGGTGACAATTCCAAACCACCGTATTATTTTCTATGGTGACTGAGAGTGGATTATCTTTTGGATTGTGTGGGGGCTGACAGGAAGGACACTTTACTTTTTGATTACCTTCACCGTAATGTTTTAAATTTATTCTGTTGTCCATAAGGACGGTACTTATATCTTTCATTTTATTTCCTTACCCTGCGAGAGAGTTCAATGATTTTTTAACTTTTGTTACTGTTATATCTGCATCATCAAGATACCGTTTTTGATTTAACCATGTTGTGCAATGGGGTACAAATTTTAAATCCATCTTTTCATCTTTAACAAACTCTGCATAGGACTTAATCTTTTCCAAGAGTTCTTCATGGGATATATCATTTAATGCAATCTTATATTTTTGAGAAGCTGCGTACTTGTTTGTCTTGCGTGGATAGATTTTCCAAAACTCCTCAAAGAGGTCTTTAGTATTATCTTTAGTATCTTCTTTAGTATTGGGGGGTGGTGAGACAGGGGGGGTGGTGGTCTCCTGACCCTGAGGGGTAGGGGTCTCCTCACCAGTGGGGGTCTGTAGACCCTGACCTAGATGTAAGGTGTATCGGTTTGATATGTTCCCACCATCTGCTTTAAATCTAGCCGTGATCTCAAGCAGGTCTTGTTGTGCAAACTCTTTGATAATCTTACCAATGTGTTTAGGGTCTTTAATTCCTGCAAGTAGACCTATGTGCTGATAGCTAGGATAACAACTACCTTTCTCATCTGCGTAATTGGCAAGGATGACTAGAACTAATTTCTTGGTTGGAGTTAAGCCCTCTAGTTTGAGGGCTTTGTTTAATAACTCAATTGACATAGGACTGAATATAAGAACTGGTATCTGATTCTAAGATTGCATCTACAATGGAGTCATCAAAGTTTGCAGACATCAAACAACATCTAATCTTAGTACCAAGCAATGTGTAACCTAAAGATTGTAGCCTATCAGTCTCGGCATCTATCTCATCATCTGCCTTTGTGTAAGCACCTGTTCCATACTGACCTTCAGTGTACCTGTTCCAAGCACCCCAAGTGTTACCAGTATCAGGGTCAAGCACATAGATTGTGAAAGCTGTGATGTGTTTAAGTTCGTGGGATTGTGTTTTCATTTTATCTCCTAATTAATTTAAAGAACCGAGCATAATTTATTT